CTACGAGTAAGGTTTTGCCAGTCTTGGGTCTTGCTGCAATAACATTTACTGTGCTTCTTCTTAGTCCACCACCTATAGATTGATCATAAATTGGAAATCCTGTTGGGATACCAACTTGATCAATAGGATGAGAAGCTAGATATTCCATGTATTCATTAAGGTCTTTGGCAATCAATACTGGATTATTATCGATATCATTTAGCGTATTACCAAAGTTCATTACGGCTTCTTCAGCAATACCAACAATTCCGCTTACAGATTCACTGCCGTTAATATCTAGTATTTTATCTTGTACGTTTTCTAATTCTTTATGTAGTGATCTAGCTATTTCTAGTTTCTTAATTTTAGCAGCAAACTTTTTGATATTATCCTTATTAACAGGAAAATCGAGAATAGCCTTTAAATGCTGTGCTTCTTCTTTATTGCTAAGAATATGAGAAACACCTAGTTCGCTGGCTGCCGAATAAATAGACGCTATATCAAGAGTTAAAGCATTGCTCTTATCGTATATATGTCTAATGCACTTATATACTATAGCATTGCTATCTATAGTAAAACATGTTTCTTTAATAATATCAGCAATTTCCAAATATACTTCTTCGCCATAACTACAAATACCAGACAATACAGCTCTTTCTGCTGCTGGATCCGAAAGTATCATTACTAGCTCCTAATGTTGTTCTTTGACCTATATACCATCATGAGAATGTCTGACAAGTTTTTAACATTACCAGATAAATAGGACAATCTATCTGATCTTTGCTTGGCATACTTCTTAATCTTGTTTAATGACTCTGCTTTGACATTATGTTTTATAGCCTGCAAAGACTTCTCTAAAAAGCCATACCCTTTATAATTATTGATTTCATCTGCGATTACCTCCTTGATAGTCTCATCTGCCCAATTATGTCTTGCTATTTCACGATTGGTACTACGCTGCATATGTAGTGCAAATTGACCTAAACGATAAGCAATCTGTAAACAATCTTCAGGATTTAGTTTTTCAATATGGTCTCTGCTCATGGAAAAATATAAACTGATTTCATCCTCTGGAAATAGATCGGACTTATATGCGGATAAGCCTATAGAGTTTTCATATTCATCTAGAATACGATCCCATTCATCTAATTGTTCTTTTGCTGTTCTATTCTTTGTATCCATAATTCATCACTTTCGTTAAATGGTAGCTCTATATATGTTATTCCATTAATTTCGCACCATTCTTGTTTTTCTCTATCTCGTTTCTTATGTCTCATAAATCCTAGTGCATTAGAATGGTAGTGGCTTACAAACTTATAATGTTGCTCGCCATGAGTTTCAATACAAATCTTTTTTAAAGGTAGATAAAAATCTAGATATAAAACTTCTGATCTACGTATATATATCGGAACCTCTTCTAATACTTGCATTGTAGGATATAATGCAGATAATATGTTTCTAGCCTTTAAATGTAATGATGACTTAGCAGCACCAATTTTTGGAGTATGTCCAATGAGTTGCCAATTCATCGAGTTACCATCAAGATCATTTACGGTCATTTGATACCAATAGTATTCCTAACTAGTTTGTATAATTCATCATATCGTTCTGGATGGTCTACTAGATATTGTCTAACCTTTTCAATACCCTGTAATTTAATTTTTTCATCAGGTATAAAATCGAGAGTATACCAAGCACCGCCTTTATTTATCAGTCCCATATCAGCAGCCAGTGTGACCAACTCGGTTTGTCGGTCGATACCCTGTCCATATCTGAGGTAGCTAGTTATAGTACCGCCCGGAGGACCGAGCGCAGAACAAATTGCTTGCCATTCTACTTCTTGTCCAATCTGAGCGCCATCTGCACTTAGCGTCCATGGTTTATGAAACTTGGCTCTTAGCTTAATATCTGTTTGATATGCAATAGCCTGTCCACTCTTTTCTTTCCACTCTACATTACCGTATCCAGGATTGCCCATTAAGTGAGTAATACCAATAACAATATTCTTATTTACAGGAATAACGTTCGCAACCTTTCTGCAGAATTTGGCGAGTAATTTAGCACCGTCTGCTCTTTGCATCTTGTCCATGTCGCTTGTAATTTCAGCTTCTGTACATAAGGCTGAGTAAGAGTCTATAATTAGAATACATCCTGGTTCTTCATTAATTAATTTTTCAGCTATCTGCAAATACTCTTCTGCGTGTAATATCTTACCTTGTTGTGATCCTATAACATCAAATCTATTAAGATCTAAATTCTTTATTCCTTCTAAATCTCTTTTTTTCAATCTACCTTCAATATTTAGGTAGTACACATGACGTGGCTTCTTAAGATCTCCTTGGTACTCTTCTTTTTGAGCTGTTGCACAAAAGTCGAGTGATGTTGTTGTATTGTGGGTAACAATAAAGTGATCAGTTAGGTATAGTCCATCTTTATGGTCTATCTCTATACATTGAGCTTCTTCATTAGAGATCTTTTGTACATCAACAATTTTTCTGCATAGGTCGGGCTTAATTCTTTTGTATTTGGTCTTTTTCCTTGGCAAGTTGAACAGTTGATTGATGTCATTACCATGAATACAAAGTCTATATGAAAGAAAAGTCTTATTATTACATTTAGTATTCCTTAGTGTTGATACAACAGAGTAGCCTAGCCCCTCTAAAAGTTCTCTAACATCAGAAGCCAGTCTTGGCGATACTGTTGTATATTCTGCTCTTTTACCTTTGCTGTTATATCCATCGGTATCCATTAATCCGCGAATGAAAGATATCCTATTGCTTACTGATGCATATTTATAAGAAGTGGGAATAAATTTATGATGAGAACTACAACCCATTAGTCCTAATCTTTTGAGATCTCTAGTTAATGTGTTTTTTACCAGAATATTTGAGTCAATTTTTCCACTAATAGTATAATCGTATCTGTCAACATGTTTAAAAGATAGTCCTTTTTGTTGACAAAACGATCTAAACTTATTTGCTATGAACTTGTCAGAGGTTGTAAATCTTGGAGTTTTTTGTGTTAATCCTCCGTCTCCTATCAAACACCCCAAAATATAAGGATCTATAATGAGTTTATTCTTTTGCTTAAAATAAACAGGTTTTGTTAATGGAATCTTCCACCTCCAACGATCATTGTATCTCAATCCCTCTTTAATAATCTGTTCTAGAGTTATTGTTATATAATCACTTTGGCGATTATTTTTAGCTACGGTCCAATTATGTTCCAATCCACATTCTGTTGAAGAGCCATCATTAAACGTAACCTTATAAATATCTTGCTTGCCTTGTGGATATATTCCGATTACTTTTGCTGTTGTTCCATCGGGTGTGCAAACTACTGTTCCAACTTTCATTTTTCCTATTGTGCTTGGTCCGTCAGGAGTATAAATTGGACTACTCAATCTCTGTAGCTTACCACATTTGGGCTGGCCAGTAAATACAACAAAGCTTCCTTCTGGTATACCCCCTTGTAGAATCAGATCTAGTGATGGGCTTACTGGTATGATAACAGACTTTCTATCTACTATAGAATTACCAGATAAAATAATATTACTACCAAAATCCTTCATTACGTCTTCTTTAACTGTCATTGTCTAGTTCCTTGAGTTTAGATAGAATGTTTTTTGTTACGTTTGGTCTCTTATGTTCCACAACTTCTTTTCGTTCCAAAGTTTTTGATAGTTGTGTATTTTTAGAATCTAGTATTTCTTGTTCTTCTTTAATGATTCCTTTAAGAGATGGCGCTCTTAACGAATATAAAAATTTAGCTTTTGGGTTTTTCAGCGCTTTAACTATAGCTACAGGATCAAACTCTTGGACTAATTGATTTGCTGTTGCAATCTGATTACGGAAAAAAACCGACCACTTCTTGGTAGTCCAGAATCTAAAGTGTAAATCTTCATGATTATATTGTGCCTTCTTTTCACAGATCATTTCTGTGATAAATTGAGCTGGAGTAACTTCTTTATTATTTGAATACTTAGATATGAACTTCATTTATTAGTTCCAACGATATAATCACAAATATTTTGCATGACGACTTTGGGATCTTTATCCAGTGGAATTTTGACTAATAAAGGTATCTCGGAATACTCTAGTAATTTTGCCTGTTCTCCTTTTTGATTATTCTGAAAAAGCTTATATCGTATATGTAATTCTAGATCGTGAGGATATCTTATTTGTTCAACAGTAGTTTCATTATTTTTAAGATACTCTAAAACAGGCAAGCTACGATCCCTGATTTTTTGCATAACGGTTAAAAAATCGGCATACTCTTCTCTATTAAGACATTTCATTGCTAGAGAATTCAATAGAACAAAATTATTATTATCTTCCATATTTTATCTCAAATACATTTTCCATTCTTCAGGTATAAGCTCTACACTTATCTTAGATAGGTGGGTGGTGATTGGCAAGTACTTATGATTTTTTATTGGTCTATACGGCTGGTTTAATACCGGCATATTTGCTTGCGCTGGCGTTCTATTGCCTTTCCTTCTATTACAAGTTATACACGCTGTTACTATGTTGGACCAACACGTAGGAGATCCTTGATCATAATTCCATGTTGACTTAGGAATCATATGATCATAGGTTAATTCTGATATATTCTTTTTATTCCCACAATATTGACATGTATGATCATCTCTGATAAAAATATTTTTACGAGAGAAATTGATATAATTATTAGTAGACCTAAAATATCTTTTTGTTCTTGCTACAGCTGGTATGGGATATTTCTTATCATGAACACCTGAAATCCAGTCATTCTTATAATAATCAATAATCTCTATACCATAACTTTGGTTTATGTATTTATAGTACCATAGAAAGGCTTTTTTCCAATCTACTATAGTTAATGCTGTATAATCTGCATTTAGTACTAAACATTTATTACTTTTCTGATTCATAATTATCTAATCTGGATAATATTTTTCCTATCAATGGATTACGGATAATGTCCGCACATTGTAATGAACACATTCCTATGCTATCAACTCCAGTTAGGGCATCTACCATAGCTGCAAATCCGCCACGCATATGTCTATGTAGGTCTGACTGACTAGTATCTCCTGTTAAAACCATTTTGCTGTTATTGCCTAATCTGGTTAATAACATTTTAATTTGATCGTAAGATGCATTTTGGCATTCATCAGCTACGATAAATGCATCATGAAAATTTCGTCCTCTCATCAGACCCAAAGGTACTATTTCTATTTTACCAGTTGTTTTTAAACCAGATAATTGTCCCGGATTAATAAAATGTGCAATTTCATCTAATAAGGGTAGTAAATAAGGATGTAGTTTTTCTTCTGCTGTTCCTGGCAAATATCCAATTTTTTCTCCTGATTCTACTACTGGTCTGGTTATAATAATTTTCTTGACTTTTTCATCAAGTAAATATTCTAAAGCTAAACCTATAGCAATATGTGTTTTACCACTTCCGGCGATACCATGACAGAAAGTAATACTGTTTTCAACTATAGTTCTAATATAGTTAGCTTGATTTTCTGTTTTAGGCTTTAGTCGATTTCTATAGACTTGTGGAATTTCATTTGTTTGTGTAAGATCGATTACTCTGGATTTTTTTTTGGCATTTTTATTATTTTTTCTCAATGGGTACCCTTTTACGAATAGTGGATTTAAATTAGACAAGCGCCGCCAGCGCAACTAATTTCCTCTATTCCTACGGTATTGTCTTCAGTTTCCAGAAGTTGCGTATAATCAACCTTTTTAAAACTATCGAAAAGATCACAATAAACTTTCCAGTTATAAACATCTTTCATGCAGTATGTTAATCTCTTAACATCTCCGCCAAAATATTTACCAGCAAAATTTTTCATCTTTGTTATGAATTTTAATTTTTCTGGATTATCATTTTCTTTAGATTGGTTCATTGATACATAATCACATGCTGCCCATAGATTATTATCAAATGCATTTAGTCCAAGTTCTATCAAACCAGAACACCATAAAGCAGCATCGCCATATTCCTTAACAATCTCTCTGCTAGTATATACGGTTGTAAACGGAGCCTGTGTATAGTCTTTATCTCCGCTTTGTGGTATAAGACTGATACCAGCAAAATACTTTCTATTGTCATAGATATATTTTGTTACATCATCCCACTCGTCAGGCTTAACTGTTACCGTATTGCTAACATTATGACTTAGGTATTCCTGGGTACATAACGACCTATTCTTACCGGAATAAACCCAATTCTTTTGAGCATCTTTTACAACACTTAGCATTTCAGTAGCTGGTAACTGATTCTTTAATTTAGCACCATCTGGTACTTCTATTGGAAATTTAATAACTTCATCAGTATTGTTTGCTGACCATGAAGATTTTTCGCAGGCTTGGGGGTTTACTTTCTTAAAGTGTTGATATGGTGCCTCAAGAACATTTGCCTGCACGTGCCTAATATATCTTTTGGCGTGATGTGGATGAATTCCAGAACTAGTACCGAGCATACTTGATGATGTACCTTCTGGCTTTAAACAGGTTACTCTGGCAGCTTGATTAATGTTAATTTTCTTTGCAAGATCCTTATTCGTTTCAACAGCAATTTTAGCACCATTTTTTAGTACTTTTTCTGTTAGAACAATATCATGTTTTTCCATAATTCCAGTTAAAGATACTCCTAGTAATGCTTCTCTCTCAAAAATCTTACAACTAATTTCTCCTAAATATTCTAGATTAGTAAAACCAGCTTGTAATGTTCCGATAATTGCTGCTGCTTTGCATCTTTCGTAGAAATCATTTTCGTCAGCAACACTCGAACAATTGATTGTTGATAGATTGCATCCTTGCCAACCAGACTTGCCTGATTCTTCATCAACAGGCCACATCCCAACTTCTACACATGGATTAAAAGTCATTTCTGTTGAATCACTCCATATGAATCCTGGCTCTCCGAATTCCTTTACGGATTCCATGAGTGTTTTAAATTCTTCTAGAGAAGTACTATCTTTTAGCAATAGTGCCGAGTTATTACTTCGTGCTCTTTGAGGATTTTCTAAATACCAATTACCAGTTTTAGCTTTCGCCATCTCTTGATCATCAGGACTAAATAATGCTAACGACGCACTTCTACGAACACCACCAGATAATACAGCATCGCTACTGTGCATAATAATATCATAAGCGTCAATCGGTCTGAGTTTTTTTTGTCCATTAGCAATACACTTATCCAGTAAAGTACGAATTTTTTCTAGACCATTAGCTAATGGCTCATATCCGGGAGCCTTGCCTACGCCAGAAGCTAAAGCAGCGCCTTTTGGTCTAATATTTGAGTAGTCAAATACAACATGAGAATTTTTATATTGCTTGAATTCATCAACCGGCTTACTAAAGTAAGAACTTAACAGAACCCCTAAAGCATTAGCCCATCCCTCAATACTGTCATCGATAACATGTTTGACAGCTTGGCCTTCTTCTACATCATGCTCCAATGATGGTAGTTTGGCAACATGATGCTTTTGTACACTAAAACCTGTTCCGCTACCGCATAACAATAGCCAAAAACACTCTTGGAAAAAACGTAACCTGTCACAATATGAACTAGTGCAGTTATAAATTTTTGCATGTCTTTTTAGGATAGGTTCGCCACCAAATTGGAGCGCTCTCTGACTACCTAGCACCTTTTTCTTGTGCATCATATCATAAGCCCAATTAATTTCTTCAGAAATATTTTTGCTAGCATAACGCTCATGCATCATATTTCTTACTCTGTCCACAGCTTCTTTCCATGTTTCTCTACGATTCTCGCTCTCTATCCATCTGGCATACTTACTAACAAACGTATAATTCTGCAATTCTTGAAGTGCTGACATAGTTGTATAATTACTTTGCTAATGAAAAAGGTCTGTGAATTAAATATAATAAACAAGATAGCACTATGATGCTATATAAAGTATCTGCTGGGCTGATTATTCCTTTATTGGAAAATAAATAATATAAGACTAAAATATCGATGATAATTGGCATTATAGCGACACCCATGATAAATCGGGTTGTACATAATAAATATTCATTTTGCTCATGCCAATAAACCTATCAAAAATTTCTTTTTGTTTATCATCGAATAAATATGTTCCATGTGTATCATGCATATACACCGTTTCTATTCCTTCTTGCCATAGATTCATGATACAGTCGTTGCAGCATTGTCCTGTCACATATGCTATTCCATTGTCTGGTCTAACAACACAATTGGCCAAAGCATTTCTTTCTGCGTGTATCATCCAAGAATATTTTTCCGGCCTAATCTTTGGTAGTTGGGAATCGTCCAAACCACGAGGAAAATCGTTATATCCAACTCCAAGAACTCTGTGTTTTTGATCTGTTATTACACAACCGTGCTGAGTCTGAGCATCATGACTCTTTTTAGATACTATGCGAGCAAGTCCGATATAGTATGCTGTCCAATCCTGTGGTCTCATGTTTGTCCTCATAGGTAAGTATTATACGCTATGAAGACCCGATGGTCAACCCTAAACGAATACGAATTTATTATTGTCTAGCAGCAATTCCATATTTTTAACACGGATGTACTCTTGTGATAAATCATTTTTAGCTAATATGTTGATATGAAACGGATTTACATTTTTTTGTCCTATAGTAGAAGCATGTATAAATCCATTGATATTTTCAATAAATTGCTGGCGCTTGTTGTCAAAATTATCTATAAGCTCAGAATAATTGATATTAATATTTACATCATGCTTATCTGTAAACTCACCAGCATAAGCTATATGTTTTTCAAGTCCATCGTGATTGAATAAATTTTTTACTGAATTCCAGTATTCTGTTGAATACTCCCAACGTAGATTTGAGTAGTATTCTGAGTTGAAAAGGATTCTTCTATTTAGTTCGTTGGCTACATTTTCATTATTGACATATAGAACTTTACAGTACATCTCTATCCATTGCAATATATTAAAGTCTACGAATTGGTCTATATTAAGATATATTCCGATATCATATATTGGCTTTGCATGATGACCAAATAACCCCCATTTCCTTATAAATCTTTTTAACTCTTCGTTGTCAGCTAGTTGTTGTAAAATATTTTTCTGCTGAACAACCTTATCTTGTTTATACCAATCCTTACCTCTGGATGAGACGCAAGTAAAATGATAGACACAAGCATCCCATGTTTGTACCATATTTAAACCAGCTAATCTCATTCTGATAATCATATCAGAGTCCTCTCTGGAACATCTAAATTGAGTATCAAATCCACCTAGCTTATCAAACCATACTGATTTATATACGGCAAACGGTGCAAAATGACCTTCCATATTTGGCCTATGTTCGTTCTGTAATTTTTCTACAAACTTGTTGTAATCATCGTATTTAAACTCTTCTGGAGTTACCCCGAAGTTTTGATGAATCTTTTCTGGAGATGGCGGGTGTAATGGTGGCTCTATTCTGGAACAAGTTAATACAGTATTGTTATCTGACATATTTTTGAGTATGTGTTTATCAAAATCTTTGCCAACAACCATATCTGATTGTAAATAACATACTATATCATTTGCAGCAGCATTAAATAGCAGGCTTACATTTCTTTGACTACCTATTGGTTGTGGCTCGGTATTTCTGTAGATTTTAAGTTGCGGCAGATCTTTTTTTATTTCTAATAAGTCTTCGTATGTATTTTGATTATCACTGTCTATGAATATTAGAATTTCATGATTATTAATTTCAGTATTATCTGTAAGAGATTTAATTAATAGTTTAGTATATTCTTTTTCGTTTTTGGCACTGGCAATACAGAATGTGATATTATTCATGTGTTATTTTATCCTTATAATGATTGTATATGATTTGTATAGCTTGTTCTAATCCTGTATAGTTCATATTAATTTTGGCAGATATTCCGTAATAGTCTTTTGCGCTTTGTTCATTTTCTATCGTAATTTTTACTTTATGCTTATCACAATTATTAATAATTTCTGCTATGTCATATAAGGTGTATTTTTTATGATAACAGCAATCATATATTTTAGGTATGCTATTCGCATCAATTAATGAATGAATAAGTAGTGATAAATCATTGATATAAAAAAAGTCCATTTTACGATTTTGATGTATAATAATATCTTGTTTATTTAAATATCGTATAATATTAGATTTTATCATACGATCATCATTTTCATCAATTCCAAAACAATTGAAAATTCTAAAATTGCATAATTTGGGTTCTGATGAACAGAGCTTATCTATTACACTTTTAGATAAGCCATAATAGTCTATAGGATATCTATTTATTGCGTGGTCATTGATATCGTATCTTCGATCCAGTTCGGCACCAGATCCAAAAGATATAATACATTGGTAATATTGTTGATATGATAAAAGATTATATAGCATCAATAAGTTTTTGTACACTATATCTGAACTATCTATTTTCGTTCTTCTACCTCCTTCGACAGCGGTATGTAGAACTAGATCATAAGTCTTATTGGAATTACGAAAAAAATTATCTACGGACTCAGTATCCAATAAATCACAATTACCTCTATGTAATTCTGTAATATTGTATCCGTATTGACCCGATAGTTGTTTAGATAGATTTCTTCCAATAAAACCATTACTACCAGTTATTAATATATTCATGATTATTCTGTTATTAGGTGTGCGAATTTTGCAAGACCTGCGTGAGTTTCATAGTTATCGTTTGACACTATAATAGGATTCTGATAATAATATTCAAATAAAAATTTTATTAGTTTTATCTTTTTGGGTATGCCTCCAGTAAGTCTAATGGCTGTATGTTCCTCTAAAATAAATGGTTTATATTGGATTATTAAAGATTTTAGAATAGAGCCCAATAAATTTGTCAATGTAAAATTATACTCGTTGATATGTGAGATCATTCCACCACTAGTATATCTATGTGCTTGCTCAAAAATATTTAAATCTATATATAGACTAGAATTAATTACCTGATCAATTGTTAGAATATTTAGTTGATCAAAAAAATTGATTCCTATAGATTGAAAAAATTTGTCAAATACCAATAATGATCTACCAGCCGGTATATACTTATTTATGGTTTCCTTTGTTATAACTTGAGACCCTGTTCCTATATTAATGATATATTGATTGTCTAATTCATCAATACTCTTTATAACACAATTTGTATCTCCTAGACAGCTATACCATAATGTATCATCTATGCGGCCTAAAGGTATAATATGATCTAATGCGCCACCATGATGTTTATGCACATGATAGCTTGATTGGTCTATAAAAAGTTCACTTATTAAACAATTAGTTTTGATTTTTGGTTTTGATATTTTCCATGAATAGTATATATTATCTATCCATTGACCACCCAAAATGCAACAACAAAGCACTTTTTTATAAGATGGATATTTTGATAAAATATTTTTGATCAGATATAGTAATTTATCTTTATGGATACTATCGCTATTTATAAAAGGGGATTTGTATTCGGTATAATTAACAAATAATTTTGTTGTTGTATCATACGTACAACATTTGACAGCACTAGCCCCAAAATCAATGAGTAAATATTCCATATAATTTTTTCTTTAAATTATCGTCAATTGGTGTTGATAGAAATCGGGTTATTCCTGGTTTGTCTACAATAACTAAAGAAATTGCATTTAATTGTGTTTTTTTATCATGCTTCAATAAGCTTAAAATTTGTTCAACGGGCAAATGTCTAATCTTATCTATGTTTGTAAACCTATTGATTGTTCTACTAATAATATCTGAATGAGTATACAATTGGTTAATCACTTCTATTCCAAGAAGAACAGCTTCTCCGTGCGGGATACTATAATTGGAAGCAGCTTCGATGGCATGGCCAAAAGAATGCCCATAATTTAAACTTTTTCTAATTCCTTTTTCATATTCATCATATTCAATCACGGCTTTCTTAATTAATAAGCCATTTTTTATTTGCTCTTCAATATTATCATTAAGTGTCGATAAATAATCTTCTCCACCCATAAGGAAGAATTTAATAATTTCGCCCATGCCACTAAGTATTTCTTGAGGCGATAATGAAGATAAAAATCTTATATCTATAATAACATTATATGGAGCAGAAAAAAGAGCTAGTTGATTTTTCATACCATTAAAATTTAGCGCTGTTTTTGCGCCTATACAGCTATCACATTGAGACAAAAGTGTTGTTGGGACATACGTCCACTTTATACCTCTTTTAAACATAGAGCCAACAAAAGCTCCTATATCTTGTGTTATTCCACCACCTACTACATATAAATGACTACCTTTATCAAAGCCGTTATTGGATAACCATTCGCAAACCCCTAGAACAGTATCAATGGTTTTTTCTTGCTCTACTGCATTAATAATTTTTATCTTATCATGATTAATTCCATATAAAGAATGAATATTTTTATCAATTAATAAAAAATCATTATTATTAAAATTTGAAATAAAATTTGTAAATACAACACCATAGTTATTTGGGTTAGAGATAATTTGTAATTTATTTTCTGATATAGAATCAGATTCTAATATAACTTGATCAACAATAAATTTAGACATTATATTCCTAATAAAGAGTATCCATTATCAACAATAAAATTTTGTCCAGTAATCCCATTAGTTTTCAATAAGAAATAACAGGTTTCTGCTATATCATTGATAGAGGTCATTCCTAACGGGATATTGCTTTGTAAATATTCTATACGTTCTGGTGGATTGTTTTTTGTTGTTAATTTTGTACGCACAAAACCAGGAGATAGCATATTAACTTTGATTCTTTTGGGAGCCATTTCAATTGCCAGGGTCTTTACAGCTCCGAGTAGCGCATGTTTCGACATAGTATATGCAAGCCTACCCGCTCTTGTTTCTGTAGAATACAAAGATCCGATAGCAACTATGTTTGCGCCAGTATTAAAATTAATTTTTTGACATAATTCAACAAATGATATTGCATTAATTTTTATGGTTTCTGTAAGACTGTCGATATGTAAATCATTATAAGTGGTTGGGTTGTTTATTCCGGCGCTATATATCAGACCATCTATATCAGAATAATTAACGTTGATAGTCTTTGATAGATCGCAAATGTCTCTATTTAAACAAGCTATCTCTATATCTTTTTGTTTTAATAGGTCATAAATTCCAGAGCCTATGCCGCCATTTCGCCCAACCAATAATACTTTCATTTTTAAAAACTATCCGATATAAACATATCTGTTAAAGATCCTGGAATAATACGACCATTTTTATCTATGCCTTTGTGTGTAACTTTAGGCTCATGGCGTTCTTTCGGGTGTGTGAATACTTCTATAACGCATGGTTTATCATATTCCTGAGCCTGTTTGAGGCAAGTTTCTATATCATCATTTTTCTTAATGGCGAAGTATTTTAAATCAAATCCATTAGCAATTTTTTCCATATTAGGAATAGTGACACCACTATCTTTGCCGCTAGCAAATTCTTGTCCATTAAAGAAAGATTCTTGTGTCAATTTTATTGATAAATATCCATCATTATTGATTACAATAATTACTATTGGTAAATTATAATGCTTGATGGTTTGCAATTCCTGAAGATTCATCATTATACTTCCATCGCCCTCAACACAAATTGTTTTTTTACTTTTGTTAGCAATACAAGCTCCTATACTAGCTGGTAATCCATATCCCATACTAGCACATCCAACATTGGTAAATAATTTTTGTTTCGAATGTAATTGATATGTCTGTAAAGTAATAACATGGGCGCTGCCATTACTAGTCACTATAGTTTCATTGTTCCAAATATTTTTAGCTTTACTAATTAGATAATAAAAACTAGCATAGTTTTCGATATTTTTATGCTTGGGATATACATATTGCTGTGTAGATCGAATATCTTTAATATGTTTTATCCACGACGTTTTAGGAGATATAAGAGTATTCTCTGATAATATTTGATCAAAAAATATTTTAAGATTATTATTAATATATAAATCTATATTGAATGAATGTTTATTAATTTCGTTTTTATCTATGTCTACAAAAATTTTTTTAGAATTAGGTGCAAATTCTTTAAGATTATATCCGGTCATTTTTACAGGAAGTCTAGTACCTAGGCAGATCAGAAGATCAGCTTCTTGTACAACTTTATTAGATGTTAATTGTCCAAGTATTCCTATGCGACCCATATAATTTTCATATGTGTTGTCAACACAATCTATGCCAGAGTGTGGTCCAGTAACTATGGGAAGCTGATATTTTTGTAGAAAGGTTAGTAATTTATCTGAGGTTTGGCTAAGACATATACCATTTCCGGTAATAACTAATGGTTTTGTAGAATTTTCCAACAATGATAAAAATTGTTTAATTTCAGAATTTTTTATATTTTCATATTTTTTAATGTGTTCATATTTAATACATTTAGTTTCGTCTATTATCGCTCCTTGAATATCTAATGGAATGTCTATCCATACTGGACCGGGACGCCCGTCTAAACTAATATGATAGCATTTTTCTAATTCATATAATATACTATATGGATCTGTTATAGTTACAGCATACTTGGTGATAGATTGAACTAAATTAACGATATCAAATTCTTGATCACCAATTTGTCTACAGCCTGTATTTTTAGACAATTGAGACGAAGGAACTTGTCCAGATATAAATAAACCAGGTATACTGTCCAGCCACATGCCAAGAACACCGGTAATTGTGTTTGTGCCGCCGGGACCAGTGGTTACAATATTGGCAGATAGCTTGCTACTCTGTCTATAATAGCCTTCTGAAGCCATAGCTAAGGCTTGTTCATGATGAAAACAATATGTATTAATCGAATCCTGATAATGTCTTAAGCTTTCTATAAGATGAATACATCCTCCACCAGATATGGTGAATGCGTCAATAATCTTTTTATCGATCAAAAATTCAATAATTAGATCAGAAATTTTTTTCATGTAATATCGTTATATGTTAATGGATCATCTTTATAGAGGTTTTTTGTTGCAATAGCGTCTTTTTCAATAAAATCTCTGGAGGTTAATTGTTTAATTTCTTTTTGAAAAGGTATTGCGCTATATAGATCTTCTATGGTAATTTTATTTCCAGCAGATATGTCGTGTTTCAAATACAAGCCACGATACAAAGCTGCTAAATAATTGATCTCTTTATCATCTATAGGTCTGCGATGTTCACTTTCGTGTCCACACATAATAATAGCTTTATTATATGCCTGAAACCATTGGTCTATTTGATGGGGCAGAGAGCAGTATGGACTGACTTCTTTTTGTTCATCATTATTACAATATGGGATATCAATATGTCTTTCCCATGTCCTGACGCCCTTCCCATAAGAAATAAGCATTGATGAGTACCAATCGGTATACTCGTGAGTTGATAGTCCTATTGTATGTCCTGGATATCTATATTTGAGATAATCAATTTGATTTAATTCTAATTCATTGTCTTCACTTGGATATTTAGATACGCAATGATTTATAGCCAATGGTATGTTTCGATGTTCAAAAAATGATACAACATCGTCTATTTGTTTTTCATTTGCTCCACCTGTGGAAATTATAACAGGTTTTTTTGTTTTAGCTATTTTATTAACAAGAAGCCAGTCGTTTATATCAGAGCTTGCTATCTTAATTAAAGGTAGTCCCATATCAACGCACCAATCAACAGATTTCTCGTCAAAGGGTGTTGCCATTGGTATACAGTTTTGTTTCACCACATACTGAACCAGCTGATTAAACTCATCATAGGATAACTTTGTTCTGGATGTTTTCTGTATGTATCTACTTCTTTTAGGCAGTTCTGATAGGCTAGCATCAGAGCCTTCGTTTTGATATTTTGGATGTATAAAGGTGTCTATATCTCTAAATTGTAGTTTTATAGCAGCTTTAATATTATTTTTTTTAACAACCCTAGCGAAAGCTTTGGCAATATTTTTACCTCTCTCTAGAGATCCCCAATGGTTATTAGCTAATTCTAAAACAAATAAATTCTCAAAAATTGTACTAGAACTATTCATACATTATTCCTTTTAGCAAAAATAGCTTTCATTGGGGGCGCGTGCGTCAATTCTATAAGCCCTGTGATAGTATAATTGAGCTGTTTGAATTTTTTCAAAAAATTATTATATAGGGTATCGTTATGTGTTTCTATGGCATAAAGTTCTACACTAGAAAATTCTTCATCGCTCAATTCTAGAAGCAATGCTTCATTTAATTCTATATCGCACTTAACCACATCGGGTTTAATATCGCTATATATTTTTTTGATAATCTCTAGATTATTCAGATTAACGCAAAATGGTTTGATCTTTGGAGAAATAGGACATATATTATTTTTGTACCATTCTATTTCATTCTTATCAATATCAAAAGCATAAACCTTGGAAGCACCGAGCTGCACTAGATATTCTGGAGTTGTTGGCCAAGATTGATCTCTATGTTCAACCTTCTCCCATCTGCCACATCCTAGATCAATTACGACTTTATTTTCACACTCTATATATTTCCAATGTAAAGAAGGATTCTCTGTATCAACTTTTTCTACATTGACCATTATATTTACTTTCTATTATAGTATTGTCCCAGTCGTTAGTATTTAAATTCTTATCATCAATAAACACGTCATAATGAGGTTTGCCAAATTTTATATCATGATATTTGACACCCCATTCAGCGAATTGCTCTTTGGTTATGTCAGACCAGTCTATTCCAGTTACTGATCCTCTTGCTGTCCAATATACAACAGTATGCCCCAGATCATATAGAGCATTTGCCTTAGCAATATTTTCTAGCTTTGGTATACAATAATTATAGTTTGGCTTATTGGGACTGTCACATATTGTATCATCGATATCTATATATATTACCATATAAATTTGTTTTTATAATAACTAATGATATTAATGAGTTCTTCATCAAATTTTTTAACTGGTTGCCAGCCAAGAGATCTTAATTTAGAATCGTCTAATGCATATCTTACATCTTGACCACGACGCACCAGTGATATATCGATATATCTATTATATTCTGTTTTATTTGTGGCAGCAACTATTACTTTCTTCACAGTATCTATATTTTTCTGTTCAAAACCCCCACATATATTATATATCTGATTTTTAGATATATCATTATTTTCAATAATACATTTGACTGCCATAGCGGTATCTTCTGCGTGTAACCAATTTCTAATGGGTTCTCCATTATTATGGAGGGGTATTTTCCTATCGAGTTCTATGTATTTACATGTCTTTGGAATAAGTTTTTCTACATATTGTCCTATACCATAATTATTTGTTGGTCTCAATATTGTATATGATATATTATATGTTCTTGCCCATGCTAATATTAACATATCTGCAGCTGCTTTTGTGGCAGAATATGGGTTGCTGGGCTTTAAAATATCTGACTCTGTGTGCGCCCCATTTATAATATCCCCATACACTTCATCTGTACTAAAATGAATAAGTCTAGGAGGAGATTGATTTTCTTGTCTATAGTTTCTCAATAACTCTAGCAGATGATAGACTCCATTGATATTGGAATGTACAAAATCTTCACTTTTGGCAATAGAATTGCCTACATGTGTTTCTGCTGCCGTATTGACAATATAATCGCAGTCATATAAAAACTCTATATCGTTGATATCTTTATATTCGAATGCAAAATTTGAATATTTTTTAAACTCATCAAGAAGATCAATATTAGCAGCGTATGTAATCTTGTCTATACCTCGAACATAGTATCCATTTTCTAAAAATAATTTGGTGACATAAGACCCTATAAATCCTAAACAGCCAGTTATGTATACAATTTTTTTCATATTGCAATCCATTCTCTAGGATAATAATTACCATTAATAATATGTGCTAGTTCATGATTGTTCATATAGTCTTTGGGACATACAACTATTTTATTTGGATTTCTATTTAGATAAGCTGCCCACCAACTGAATGAACTATTAGCAATAATATTATGATCACATAAACTCATCATACATAAATCTATATAGTCGCTATTTCCATCTATATAAGATATATTATTATGTACCTTATTAAGGTTGATTTTACACCAGTGTATATCATTAGAAAATATTAGTAGCTGATAATCTGTGAAATTTTTGATATATTTTAATGCCCTATCATAATAGTCCACTTCAAGCTTTGTATAAAAATCATGCTGTGGTAGAAGATAATCGCCTCTACGAATGTGTAGACTAATAGTTTTTGTTGTATTTTTTATCTTCA